TTGGTGGCGTTGGTGAATTCGTTGCGCTTCGTCATGTCTCTATCTCCTGTCTATGAATATACAATACGCGTATCCGCCTAGCGTGTCAATCGCATAATCGAAAATAATAAAAATAATTTCGTTCACGTTTTGTTCTCCGCTAAGGCCAAGCTCTAGTCGAGGGCACCTAGGGGGTACCCCCCTCCCCCTACCCCCTCCCCTATCGCATGTCAACCCTATAAATAAATAAAAAAATAAATCGAATAGAAAATAGATTTTATGCTTGACTAGGGCGGTTATTAGGACTAGACAGGGGGGCCTACCTAGGGAGGACCGCTACTGACTATCGAGACGCTATTTTTAGAACGTCTCATCCGCTATTTTATTCCATAAAAAAAGTATTTGACTTTATGCTACTCCTATACTATTATAAATTATGATTTCACTTACCGAAACCTCGATTGCCAAATTACAGTTGCTGTGCATATCTTCTAACGCTTCCGCAATCGCTATTCAGTGTGATGGAGAATCTTTTCGATTTTGCCTACGTGAAGCTCTAGTGGACGACTTCGTCGTCACGCTAAGTCCACACCACAAACTATTAGTAGACATCATTTCTATGTCTATTATTAGGGGAGCCCTCCTTGATTTTATTATAAATCAGCCGGAAAAATTTTGGGTGCTAGAAATCGTAGCCGCCACGCTATATAAAGGAGACAGCTATGAGTAGAAGAGTAGACATACTAGCAGCGTTTACCGCCTGGTTGCAGAGTGGAGATTATGGTGGTATATCGTTGCCGCCACGCGGTGTGACGCGAGGATTTACTTGGCTAGATTCTCTCAATGATTTTCCTCATATCAGTTATAATGTACAAGATAGCTCGCTCGTGCATATAAGTTCTAACATCCGTTATTATATAATGTCTATCGCACTCCGTGCGTATGTGAAGTCTGAGAATGCGCAGGCACAATTAGATGATATGATGGTACACCTAGAAGATAGAATTATAACCTTCTCCGCCAACGCAGACCCTTCCCTGGAAATTGTAGACGCTCGTGTAGAATCTGTAAATAGCGATGAGGGATTAATGACCCCTTATGGTGTAACTGATATGAGACTTATCATCTTATACCAGCAAAATTCTAGCCTCTAATATTTATATTTGGACAAACACCACAAAAATAGTTATAGTATCAAAATGGGTAAAGAAATTATAATTACTAGCAAAGATGCTATAAACCGTTCCCTAGATACTCCTGCTCTAGACCCCGTCTTCTTGAGTATTGCTAACGATTACCTCGCTGGAAAGAGTATTTCTAGCATCGCTGACGATTATGCGCTGCCTGCAGACCGTATAACCGCAGTAATTGAAAAGAAAGAGGTGAAATCTTATATTGATAGTGTATATGCTACACAAGGTTATTTAAACCGAATAAAGCGTATAGACATAATCAACCAGGTAATCGAGCAAAAAATGGCAGACGCTCTAGAGACAGGAGTGCTTTCTAAGAAAGACCTTCTAGACTGGATGAAACTACTGAATGATATGGAGAATACTGCGAAGCCTAAGCAGACTGGTCCTGCTGTAGCTATTCAAGTTAATAACTATGAAAAGCTTATGAAGGATTTAGTAAATGGCTAAAACCCGTATGCCTCGTGACGATAACTCTCAGAGCATACCCCTGCTACGTTTTCGTACTGGAGGGTCTCAGCATTTAAGTATCAATTCTAGCACTCCTACTCTTTCGGCAGTCTTTCCAGCTGGAGCACGTGTGATAACTCTAGTTTGCACAGTAGACGCCTATTTTGAGACTGGTAGAGAAACTGTAGTAGCTTCAGCCTCTTCACACTTTATTCCAGCCGGAGTTCCGTATGATATGTCACTAGGTTCTGATTTATCTACAATAGATGCTTATCATAACTATATTTCTGTAATCTCAGTTACTGGAACTGGAGTAGCGCATATCTCTGAGAGAGAATAACATTGAGGATTACGTCTCTTAGACTTTTAAATGTTACCGGACTCGCCTACAAGCGAGTTACTATAGCTCCTCCTGCTGTCAATCTTGGTGGAGCTTATCTACTAACTCAAAATGGACTATCATTGGTGACTCAAGATGACCACTATATTCTAGTTAGAGGCACTGCACTACGCACACAAGATAATAGAACTCTTCTTACTCAAGCTGGCAATATTATTATAATTTAAGGAAGCGACAATGGCAAATACAGCTATTAAAATTACTGATTTAAATGCTCTTCCATCTCCGGTTGCTGCAGACGTATTTGTCGTTGTAGACGTTGCAAACGATGAAACTAAGAAGATAGACTTCGCAAATCTTGTTATCGCTGTTGGAGGCGCTGGAGCTGTTCCACCCGGTCTATCTAATACTATCGCCAACTTACAGATTGCCGCTTCTAATACTCAAGCAAATGTAGTTGCGCTACAAGCTGGTATAGTAGGTACTAATGCTGCTATAGTTAGTACTCAAGCTGAACTCGCTAGCAAAGATACTGTTGCAAATGTCTATAACACCTATATAACTCTCTATTCAAATAGTGTATCTCTAGCGAGCGCTATCGCCACTAAAGATAGCGTCGCAAACGTATACGCCACCTACTCCCTTTTATCTAACGCTATTGCTTTAAAGTCTAGTATTAGCAATGGTATTTATACTCTTCGAGTTGCTCCAAATGGAAACGTTAGTTTCCCAACTGGGAATGTTGTTGCTGGAGCTGGGTATATATCTCTTGAAGGTGATAATGTATATTTAAAAGATAATTCTGGTAATACATATGTCAAAGTTACTGAAGACCATTTCTTAGTTGAGAGTAATGCTACTATTTGGAAGTTCAGTGGTAGTGATGGAGTGCTATACTTTCCATATAATAATCTTGTTATAGATTCTGGTAGCACTAATAACTATATTGATAGTTATAATTCAGATTATCTTAGAACTATTGGCTCTAACGTCTCTAAGTCTGTTGGTTGGTTTTTAGATGGTAGTATTACTAACTCACTAGCATCTATTAACTTCAACTCCAATAATACTGGAGCTGTCGATATCGTAGCTAATACTGCTAGTTGGTCATTTAAAACTGATGGCACTATTAGCTTTCCAACTGGTGGAATACAAGGTAATGCTTTTACACAAAGTTATGTTGTTAATGTTGCGAGTGCTTTATCAAATGCTAACTCTTCTATTGTCTCTCTACAAGGCGGCTTAACTGGAGCTAATAGCGCTATATCAGCCTTACAGGGCGGTCTAACAGGCGCTAATTCTTCTATATCCGCTCTTCAAGGTGGTCTAGTAGGTGCTAACTTAGCTATCTATAATATCACAAATCTTCCTGTCACTTTTGAATCAGATGTTACAATACGAGGAAATATATCTCTCGTAGGTAATTCAACTTTGGTTGTTGGTAACACTATTGCTATTGGTGATTCGCTAATATCTCTAGCTTCTAATAATATTGTAGGTGATATTGTAGATATAGGTATTTATGGGCACTTCTATAATGGTAGTGCTAATAGCCATGCCGGTCTTATACGTTCTGCAGTTTCCAAAGATTGGATGCTATTTGGCGACTATACTATTGATTTACAGACTAATTCTTCTATAGATTTTAGTGACTCTAGTTTTAGATATGCAAACTTAAGACTTAATATAGCTAATGCAGTATCTGTATATTCTAACGGCGTTGAACTTCGCGCTAACGACTACGCCACTTATACTACTCTAACAGCTGCTTATAGCGCTAATGATTATTCAACCTATAGTACTTTAACAACTGCTTATAGCGCTAATGATGGCGTTACCTTACTTAGTGCACGTTCTAACGACTACTCCACTTATACTACTTTAGCAGCTAATGATAGTGCTACCCTAGCGTCTGCCTTATCAAATGATTATAGCACCTATAACACTTTACTAACTTCTTATAGCGCAAATGATGGTGTTACCCTAGCTTCTGCATACTCAAACGACGCTACCACGCTTCTTTCAGCACGTTCTAACGATTATAGCACTTATGCTGTACTATACTCTAATATTAATTCTGTACAAGGTAACTTAGCAGCTTTTGCGACTTATGCTAATTCTACCTTTGCTGCTGCATCATCAGGAGCTGCAGGACTTGTTCAAGATAATTTAACACAGTTTGCTTATAATGTTTCTTCTAATGTTAACTCCGTACAGAATAACTTAGCTATTTATGCTGCTTATGCTAACTCTGCTTATGGTGGAGGTAATTCTACTATATCATATGTATTTTCAAATTATACTACTACAACCTCTAACTCTTATTATATTGGTGGAACAGTTTCTGATGTTAATAGAGTTAGCGTCCATATAGATGGTGTATACCAGAATAAGTCTTCTTATGTACTATCTAACTCTTCTAGTAATATTCAGTTTAAGGACTCTTCATTAGCTAGTGGTAAAGAGCTTAACATAGAAACAATAAAATTAACGGCAGTTGTAGGCGGTATTGGTGAAGACCGTTATACATCTGATATGAGTAATATTACTGCTAATATTGCTTCTGCAAGTAGTTCTATCTTAGGCATAGTAAGTAATAATTCTAACACAATAACTCTTTCTGCTGGTTATAATATTCTTCCTGCTACAAATAGTTTACAAAACTTAGGTTCTCCTACTGCTAAGTTTAAAACTCTATACTTAAGTGGCAATACTCTTAATTTAGGTGATACAGCTATTTCTTCAGATGCTAATGGTGCGGTATCCTTTACTGCTTCTGGTAATCTTGTAGGAATGTCAGTAGCTACTATTACTATCGGACCTGCCAATAACCCAGTAACTATAAGTGCTTCTGGTGGTACAGTTTCTTATACTAGCGGAGGAATAACTACTGAAGCAGGTAATGTTAATGCTGTACAAAGTAACTTAACACTATACGCCTCTAACGCAGCGTCTAATTTAGCACTATTTGCTACTAATGTTGCTTCTAACGTCAATGCCGTACAGACTAACTTAACTCTATACGCTTCTAACGCAGCTTCTAACCTAGCACTATACTCTATTAATGTAGCGTCTAACGTCAATAGTGTACAAACTAATTTATCTCTATACGCTTCTAACGCGGCCTCTAATATTAATAGTGTGCAGAGTAACGTTGCTACTTTGAGTTTATTAATCTCTAGCTTAGATACTAATACTACTTCAAATGTTAATGCAGTACAAAATAACTTAACACTATACGCCTCTAACGCAGCGTCTAATTTAGCGCTATACTCTATTAATGTTGCCTCTAACGTCAATAGTGTGCAGACTAATCTAACTCTATACGCTTCTAACGCAGCATCTAATTTATCTCTATACTCTATTAACGTCTCTTCTAATATTAATAGTGTACAAACTAATTTAGCTCTATACTCTTCTAACGCAGCCTCTAATTTATCTCTATATGCTATTAACGTCTCTTCTAATATTAATAGTGTACAGAATAATGTCTCTGCTTTAAGTTCTATAGTATCTAATTTAAATATTAATACTGCTGCAAATGTTAATGCGGTACAAAGTAACTTAACTTTATACTCTTCTAATGCAGCCTCTAATTTATCGTTATTTGCTACTAATGTAGCTTCTAACGTCAATAGTGTACAGACTAACTTAACACTATACTCTTCTAATGCAGCCTCTAATTTATCGTTATTTGCTACTAATGTTGCCTCTAACGTCAATAGTGTACAGACTAATTTAACATTATTCGCTTCTAATGTGGTTTCTAGTATTAATAGCGTGCAAACTAATGTTACTGCATTAAGTTATACAGTATCTAATATTACCGCTCTTCCAGCTACTTTCCAATCAGACGTAACTGTACAAGGTAACTTATATTTAAGAGGTAATACTATAAGTATTACTTCTAATACAGTTAACTTTGGTGACTCATTAATATCTTTAGCAGCTAATAATACTGTTAGTGACGTAATAGATATTGGTTTATACGGGCATTACTGGAATGGTAGCGCTAATAGTCATACAGGATTAGTTAGATCTTATGTATCTAAGGATTGGATGCTATTTAGTAACTATACTATAGATTTAGAGGGCAATTCAACTATAAATATAGCTGACCCAAGCTTTGGCTATGCTAACTTAAGACTAGCAGTAGCTAATGCTACTGCCGTTTACTCTAATGGAGTAGAACTTCGTGCTAACGACTATAGCACTTATTCTACTATAACTACAGCTTATAGTGCTAATGATGGAGTAACTCTTCTTAGCGCTCGTTCTAACGACTACACCACTTATACTACTCTAACAGCTAATGATGGAGTAACTTTAAATTCAGCTTACGCTAATGATGGAGTAACATTATCTTCAGCTTACTCTAATGACGGAGTAACTTTAAATTCAGCTTACTCTAACGATGGAGTAACACTTCTTAGCGCTCGTTCTAATGATTATAGTACCTATACTACTTTAAATACAAGAATTAATACTGTACAAAGTAATATTTCTTCTAGTGGAGCTATTATTGTATATGATGAAGGAACTTCTTTAACTACTGCTCTTACTAGTCTTAACTTTGTAGGTTCAGGAGTTGTGGCAAGTAACGTACAAGGTAACGTTACAATTACTATACCAGGAAACAGTGCTAATTCCATTGCTGTTAGTGACGAAGGCAGCACAATAACTTCAGCTCTTACAGGACTTAACTTTGTAGGTTCAGGGGTTGTCGCAAGTAATGTACAAGGTAATGTTACAGTTACTATAGCCGGAAGTACCGGTAATTCTATTACTGTATATGATGAGGGTAGCTCACTAACTACTAATCTTACTAGCCTTAACTTTGTAGGTTCAGGAGTTGTGGCAAGTAACGTACAAGGTAACGTTACAGTTAATATATCTTCAGGTAGTGGTAGCGCTATTACAGTATATGAAGAAGGTGTTTCTTTAACTTCAGCCCTCACTAGCCTTAATTTTGTAGGTTCAGGAATTTTAGCGAGTAACGTACAAGGTAATGTTACGGTTGCTGTATCTGGTAATGTAGATTCAGTTCAAGCTAACTTAACAGCTTATGCAGTCTATGCTAACTCTACTTTTAGTGGTGGCGGTGGGGGCGGTGGCTTCTCTAATAATCAATCTATAGCTGTTTCAAATCTTTCATTTTCTAATACTTCAAGTGCTGTTTCAGCATACATATATTATAATACTTCAACTTCTAGTATGGATTGGATTTTTGTATAATGGCAACAACAACTAAATTATTAAATACTGGTGTATTACAAACTGCAGGTGAGTTTGATGAAGTTACATTAGATTCATCAAATCAAGGATGTGTATACTTTAACGGAACAAGTTCCTATTTAACTGTACCAACATCAAGCTTTTTACCTGCAACTAATACTTATACAATAGAAATGTTTATACACCCTCTAGCATATCCAACATCTACAAACTCTGCTGCCTTATATCAAATAAGTAACGCAAATATTACAAACTATGGTGGTCTATCTTTATCACTATACGGAACTGGTAATATAAGATTTCAGTGTAGACCTAGCACTGGTGGGACAAACGTAATTATAACTTCTCTATCTGTAATACCATTAAATGTGTGGACTCATGTAGCAGTTGTTGTTAATAATGGATATGCTATCATCTATATAAATGGTGTTCAGTCAGGAGTAGATAGCGTAGTTGCCTTAGATGGTACACAAGCATATTGTTCGGTCGGTTATTTAAATAATGGAAATACTAGTGCTCAGACATATTACTCTGGTTATATGTCAAATCTTCGTGTTGTAGAGAATCAAGCTATTTATCCTGATAACGTTGCTCTGACTTCTATAGCAAATACATTAACACTTGTTGCTCAAACATCTTCTCCAGTTTTAGATAATGTTGCATCAATACCTCTTATTCCAATAGTTGATAATAGTTCAGGAACCTTAGTTCCTCAAAATACTGTAATTCCTTTTTCTTCAACATATAGTACTTTATTTCCAGGGACATCACCAAACTATATAACTGCAACAAATAAGCCTAGACTAAGATTAACGACAGGTGATTTTACTATAGAAATGTGGATAAGACCATCCGTACTTGCAGCACAAGGTATATTTGCAAAAAAAGCAACGGCAGCTGGGTTTGCTAGTTGTTTTATTGCAATGCAAGCAACAGGTAGGTTGAATATAGCAGTTTCAAATAATCTTGGTACTGCCTGGACTATAAACGATACAACAACAATGCCAGTAATGACAATCAATACTTGGTATCATATTGCCGTAGTTCGTAATGGAAACAATATACAAACATATGTTAATGGGACTCAATATATTAATAGTACGGCAATTGCAGCTGGTACAGTCATATATGATAGTTTTGAAAATATAAAAATTGGTGCTAATGCTACAACTCCTACCACTTATTTTAATGGTTATATCTCTAATCTTCGTGTTGTTAAAGGTGTTGCAGTATATACTGGAGCATTTACTTCACCTACAACACCATTGACTACTACTCAATCATCTGGTACTAACATTAATGCTATTACTGGTGTATCTACAGCATTACTCTGTTTACAGTCGACTTCTATAACTACAGATAATTCACTTACTAGTAGTTCTTATATAGAAAATATTGGTGGTATAACATCTTCAAATTCTGTAATTCCTTTTACTGGAACATATAGTTTATCTTTTAATGGCTCATCTCAATACTTAGAACTTCCAACTTCTGTATTTTTAGAATCAAATAACTATAATACTTATACAATAGAGATGTGGATAAGACCATCCGCATATCCTACTTCAACAAACTATTGCTCACTATTTCAAGTATCTAATTTAAATGTAACTAACTTTGGTAACTTAAATCTTGAGTTATATGCAAATGGTCAAATAAGATTTGAAGTTAAACCTTCTACTGGTGGTACTCTTGTTACGCTAACTACTACTACCGTTGTCCCTTTAAATCAATGGACTCATGTTGCAGTTTCTGTTCTTAATGGAAGAGCTACTCTTTACTTAAATGGATATACATCAGCTTATGGTACGGTAGTAGCATTAAATGCTACACAAATATGCTGTTCCATAGGTTATTTAAATAATGGATTTGTCACATCTCAAACATATTTTAATGGGTATATTTCTAATGTTCGAGTTGTTAAAAATGTAGCACTATATCCAACTAATTTTTATGTTTTTACACCTCCTTCAAATCAATTACAAATTACTCAATCCTCTTCAACAAATATAGCCGCTATTACTGACTCTTCTAAAGTTGGATTATTGCTACAGACGTATGATGATATGAGTGTTAATAATCTAGCAATAGTAAAATCTGGCTCTACACCACCCTCTTTAAATTATAGAATAAAGACTCCATTTAATTCTTATGATGCTACAAACTCATATAATAATGGAAGTATTTATTTCAGTGGCTTACCTGCTAGATTTACCCTTGGTACAGCAAACGCTTTTGATTTTGGTACAGCTGATCTTACTGTCGAAGCTTGGATTTACCTAACAAATGATAATGGAAGAAATTTATTATCTGCTGCTAACGATGAAGGGTACTTTATAGGAGATACTAATGCTTCGGGTGCTACTGGGTTTTATATAGCATTATCTAATGATACGTTTAGTTTTGGAAGACCTGGTTCTGGAGCCGATGTTTCATTTGTGCCTTCTGGGGGTGCTTTAGGAACACAGTATTTTCAATATAATACTTGGTACCATGTCGCTGTTACAAGATCTGGGATGATATTTAGAGGATTTATTAATGGTGTTGAAGCCTCTATCAATGGTAATACTGCTGTAACAAATTATGCTCTAGCTGGTGCAGCTCTTGGTGCTTCGTATCAGAATGGAATAAAATATGCTTTTACGGGTTACATATCTAATTTCCGATCTATTAAGGGTAGAACCTTATATAATTCAAATTTTACTCCTTCAACTACTCCATTACAAATAGTTCCAGGAACCTCACTTTTAACAGCTCAATCAGAGACTGGTATAAAAGATACTACAGGCAGATTATTATCTGCTAATTTTACTTATCCTGCTACTGATGTTCCAGTAGTTTCTGCTTTTTCACCTTTTAATGATTCTACTAATGTTACTGTTAGTAAACAATATAGAGATGGAATATTTAAAACTACTAATAATATAGATGAAGTAACCTTAAATTCTAATTATTATAATCGAGGCAGTGTTTTATTAAGCGGAACATCTCAGTACTTATCTATTCCTGTTACAAATGACTCTGCGCTATTTGGTAAAAATACAGATTTTACTATAGAGGCTTGGTTATATAACTCAGAAGCTACTATTGCTACTGAAAGAGGGGCTTTTCAAGCCTCTTTTAATAACGTGTTAAGTGCTGTTATATTAGGTCAGTCTTTTGGCGTAAAAAATAGTCAACACGTATTTTCTGACGGAGCTAGTACTCAATACTATGCTGGAACTCCTTATGTCGGTAGGTGGTATCATATTGCCTTATCTAGGAAAAATAATATTCTTCAGCTATTTATTGATGGAATATTACAATATTCTGTGGATGATTATACAATATATTCTAGTAGATATTTAACAATTGGTGGATATACTTCTACCACATTCCTATGGAAGGGATTTATCTCTAATCTCCGTATTGTAAAATCAAAAGCTGTTTATTCAAAATCTATGACTATTCTTAAAAATAAATTTACTACTCCAACTAGCGCACTACCTTTAATAACATCAACTCCAAGTATAACTAAATTATTAACTGCTAAGTCTTCAATTATTGAAGATACTGTTCAAAAAGATACAAACTCTATAAGTAATGTCAATGGGGTAACTACTACAAACTCTATTATTCCTTTTGCTGGAACATATAGTTATCAATTTAATTCTTCTAGTTCTCAATATTTATATTTACCAAGTTTCATTGATGGGCACTCAAATGGGGCTCAACCATTTACTTTGGAATTTTGGGTATATAATAATTCTTTTAATGCTTCTTCTGTTATAACTACTAAAATTGTAAATCATATCGCGTTTGCAGCAGGATTCAACACGGGTGGAATAAACTTAAATACTAATACATTAGCAGGAACATACCCATTTTTTGGATACTATAATGGTACAACTTGGTATGGCCTAGTAAGCCCAGACCCTTGTGTAATAAATACTTGGTATCATTTTGCAGTTACCTTTGATAGATTAACAACAAGATTATTTATTAATGGTGTTTTAAAAGCATCAGTAGCTGTTGCTTCTATGCCGTATGCTGGTGCGGGCACTTCTGCAGATATAGGTTTTTATATTGGTAGAAGATGGGATACTGGTGGCGCTAATGGCGCTGACTATTTCAATGGTTATTTAAGTAATATTAGATTTATTAAAGGACAAGCACTTTATACAAGCGCATTTACTCCTCCAACAGCAGCTTTAACAGAAATAACAACTACGAATCCTACAAAATTATTGACTGCTCAATCTGCTACTATTATTGATAATTCTCCTAGAGGATTTGCTCTTACTAATCCAGGAGGTGCAGTACAGGTTAATAATTCTATTATTCCTTTTGCTGGAACATATAGTTATTATTTTAATGGCTCTGCATATTTAAATGTTTCAGGATTAAATTCTGCAGGAGATGCCTATGTAGATGATTTTATTATGGGTACTGATGATTTTACTATTGAACTATGGGTGTACCCAACAGTAGCTGCAGCTACTTCTAATACACCGATACTGGTACTTAACCCTCTTAATCTCTCAGAACAACCTGGAAATCAAATAAAAATATTACAAAATGTAGCAGGCTTAGGTTATGGAATTTTAATACCTAATGGAGGTGCTACAGATATAACTCAATATGCTGGTTATAACACTACTGCATCAGCACAAACACTCCCCTTAAATACCTGGTCTCATCTTGCATTAGTAAGAGTCGGAACTTCAACAAACCTATATTATAATGGGACTTTAGTATGTAAAATAGTTAGTACATATGACCATGGTGGGTGGGCTAATACTGCTCATGCTATGACTTGTAGAATAGGGTATAATCCTTTAGTCGCAGCAGATGGTTATTTTCAGGGTTATATATCTAATCTTCGTATTGTTAAAGGTGTTTCAGTTTATAGCGATACTTTTTCTGGTGGAAACTTTACTCCTCCAACAAATGGATTATTACCTGTTCAACCCGCTCAAACAAATATTTCTGCAATAAATGCTGAAACTGCCTTTTTATTAAATACTTCAAAAGACGGGTTTGAAGATATAAGTAATAATAGACATATACTTCAGAAAAATGGTACTCTAGCTGCTGGGTACCCAACTTCTTCTTATAGGTCACCTTTTATTTCTCCCTCATCTACTGCATATTATAGTGCAAAATTTAATGGAACAAATAATTATGTTAATGTAAGTACTACTCCAACTGCTATTGGTACTTCAGACTTTACTATTGAATGTTTTATCTATATTACAGCTACTTCTGCTGCTAACCGTTCTATATATGATGGAAGACCTTCTGGGTCAACCAACTCTGTTTATCCAAACTTATATATAAGTACTGCTAATTTACCTATATATTTTGTATCTAACGCAGCTAGAATTACAGGTACAGCTTTAAATACAAATAGATGGTATCATATTGCGATTGTTAGAATTTCTTCTGTTACTAAAATGTATGTTGACGGAGTACAAGTTGGAGCCGCATATGCCGATTCTAATAGCTATTTAACAACTGCAGCTAGGCCTGTATTTGGCGCTGACCTATCACTTGCTGCTGCCTTCTTCCCAGGATATATTTCTAATCTTCGTGTAGTGGTTGGTACTGGAGTTTATACTGGACCCTTTATTTTACCTACTTCTACATTACAAACAACTCAATCTACTAACGGTCATATTAATGCAATTACTGCTGGACAAACTAAATTATTAGCATTTACTACTTCATCTATAACAACTGATACTTCTGGCTCTGTCTCTCTTGCAAATAGCGGTACAATAGCTGTAGACGCTACTGACCCCCCCTTAGCCTTATTTCTACCTTCAACTACTTCACCAACAATAGTACCAAATACAACTTTAATGAAACAATATAGAACAGGAGAATTAAAGGTTCTTAATTATATTGATGAATACGCTATAAAATTCTCAATAATTCCTGATAGACTCTCACTAAATGAGGGTAGTACAGTTACATTCTCTATTATCTGTCCACAATTTGGTTCTGGTACTTTATACTGGACTAACTCAGGAACAACAGTTGGAGCAGATTTCAGTGATTCAATAAATTCTGGGTCTATAACTATAACAAGCGGTGTAGGAACTCTATCAAAAACTATAGCTAATGATGCATCTTCTGAGAGTGTTGAAACAGTTATAATTCAACTACGTACAGGTTCTATATCTGGTCCAGTTGTTGCAACATCATCAACTATTATTGTGAATGATAACTATTCTGGTCAAGCAGTTGCTGCCTATCCAACAACAGTTTCTGGTACTGGTATGGTTAATATAGGTACTGGAACATTCAACTGGACATGTCCAGCTGGAGTAACAAGTGTAAGTGTCGTATGCGTTGGTGGAGGCGGCGGAGGTGGTGGAAATGGTGGAGGCGGCGGCGGCGGTGGCGGACTTGCTTATATAAACAATTATACTGTTGTTCCTGGTAACGTATATCCAGTTGTTGTAGGTGTTGGAGGTACTCAAGGAACTGGTAATGGTGCAACTGGGAGTACGGGAGGTAATAGTTATTTTAATAGCGTTTCAACAGTACAAGCTGGTGGAGGAAGTGGCGGAGGTGGTACCAATGTTGGGGGCTTTACTGCTGCTGGTACTGGTGGTTTAGTAATTGCCGGTACGGGTGGTGCTGGAGGCGCTGGTGGAGCAGGTGCCGCTGCAAATTCAGGCGGTGGTGGCGGTGGAGCTGGTGGTTACTACGGCTCCGGTGGAGTTGGTGGTATTGGAAAAACTCCAAATCCAGCAACTGACGGTCTTATAGGGTCTGGTGGCGGTGCTGGTGGTGGTTCTGGAGGTGGCGGAACTTCTGCTAATGGTACTGGCGGTAATGGAGGTGGAGTTGGACTACTTGGAGCTGGGATAAATGGTGCGGGAGGAACTACCCAAAATACAGTTATCAACACTAGAGTTCCAGGAGGTGGTGGAGGTGCAGGCAGTAATGGAACCTCTGGTCCAAATGGAGGTGCAAGCCTATCTGTAGCAACTATAGCAGGTTCCTATGGAGGCGGAGGGGGTGGCTCTGATGGTTCATCATATTTTGGCGGTAATGGAGGTCCTGGAGCTGTAAGAATTATTTGGGGACTAGGAAGATCCTTCCCATCTACTAATACTGGAGATATGTAATATGGCTAATTTATACGATACAAAAGTCAACGGAACAATAATAGTTGATACTTCTATAACATCTGGTTGTGGATTTCAAAATATGGTAGTATTAACAACTGGAACATTAGCGACGTATACTTTACCAGACGTTATTAAAATACCCGGCGCAAAATTTAAAGTAACTATTATTGGAGCTGGTGGCGGTGGTTCTGCTGCAAGTGCTACTGGATATATAAATGGTAGTGGTAGTTCTGGAGCACTTGTTATTGCTATAATAACAGTAGTTGAAGGTCTTTATTCGTTTATTTATACTATAGGTGCTGGAGGTACTGCAGGAATAGCATCAGGAGAAATTTCTGCAGGAGCTGGTGGAGATACGTTAGTTAGTTATAACTCTATACTTTATATTGCTGGCGGTGGTGATTATGGACGTCCCTACACCACTACAGCTACTGGAGCTTTTGGTGGTTCAGCTAGCAATGGAAATGGGGTATTAAATATTACAGGTAATCCTGGAAATCAGTGGGCGGTCTGTAATACTAACAACGTTCAAATTATTAGAGGTGGTTATACTCCTTTAGGTTATGGCTCAGGGGGTGGTATACCTAGTAATTCAGGAGTTGGTCAATCAGGCACAAACTATGGGTCTGGTGGAGGGGCCGGAGCCTATCGAGCAGCTGCTTCAAACGGGGCAGCAGGTCAGCCAGGGGTAATAATTTTAGAATATTAAAGGCGAAAAAAATGGCAAAATTAAATAGTGGAACAAGAATTTATGGGTCATTGACAGTAGATGCGGCTATTATTGCTGGCGCTGGAGCCGGTTTTCAAAATCTAGTAGTATTTACAACTGGAACAAACTTACAATATCAATTTCCTAATGAGCTTAGAGTAATAGGAGCTAAATTTAGAGTAACTATTGTTGGTGGTGGAGGTGGTGGAGCGGGTTCTACAGCAGCTGTTACCGGAGCTTGTGGCGGAGGAGGTGGTTCTGGAGGTGTTATACTTGCTTACTTATCTGTAGTTGACGGAGCCTATGGATTTACATATACAGTAGGAGCACTAGGAGCTGCAGGAGCAATCAATACTGTTGGAACTGCTGGAGGCTCATCCTCTATAGTATATAATAGTAACACTTATACAGCTGGTGGTGGCTCCGGCGGTACTATTTATAGTACAATTAGCGTAGCTGCTGGTGGTACAGCAACTGGCGGTACTCTAAATTTAGTTGGAACTCCTGGAGGTTCTAGTGGGACAGCTGATCGTACTTCTAGATTATACTATGGGTATGGAGGCAGTACTCCTCTAGGTTATGGAAGTGGTGGGCATGGTGGAACCACTGGTGCAGGTTTTGCAGGAGAAGGATATGGTGCTGGAGGTGGGGGTGGCTACTCACCCTCTACTACAGGATTTGCAGGAGCAGCTGGTACTGCTGGTTTAATACTCTTAGAATTTTAAAGGTGAAAAAATGGCAAAATTATTAGATAAAACTAGAGTTTATGGTTCTTTATCAGTAGATAAGGCTATTATCGGTAATACTGGTTTTCAAAATATGATTATATTTACCACCGGAACAGCTGTAGTATATACATTACCTCCTTCTCTACAGGTTCATGGAGCAAAATTTAAGCTTACTATTATTGGTGGGGGAGGCGGTTCTTCTACTACTGCTGCTACAGTTGGTTTAGTAGGAGCAGGTGCCGGAGCCGGAGCTGTAGGTACTATTATATTATCAGTTGTTTCCGGACTATATACTATTACATATACAGTAGGAGCTATTGCTGCTGTAGGAGGAACAGGAAATTTGTCTTCTGTAGTTTATAACGGTGTTACATACTCAGCAGGTGGAGGAGCTGCTGCGACTACTGGTGGTTCCTTTACTGGTATAACCAATGGAACTACTTTAAATGCCTTTGCAATCCCCGGTTTTTCAGGTGCTCCTTCAGGTACTAATGCCTCAAATAATAATGCTGTAGGTAATGGTGGAGATACACCTTTAGGGTATGGTAAGGGTGGTAGGTCTGCTGACGGTGGCAGCGGTGGTTATGATGGTACAGGTTCAATTGGATTAGGAGGTACAGGATATGGCTCTGGTGCTTCTGGGCCAAGAAACGGCTCTTTAGCAACCGCAAGATCTGGTAATGGAACTTTTTTAGGCGGCTTAATAATACTTCAATATTAAAGGAAAAATTAAAATGGAAATTAATTACTCATTTAGAATAACTAATATTTATTGCTACCCAACTTATGAAACGTTAGAAAATCTTATATTTTCAGTTTTATGGGACTATACGGGGACAGACGGGACATATAGTTCTAATATCTTAGGACGTACAGACATACCCTACAGCCCAAATTCAGAATATATTCCTTATGAAAATCTTACAGAAGAACAAGTGATAGGTTGGGTCGAACAGTATACAGATTCTACAGTATTAGAAGATGCAAAAGCTTTAATAACCTCAAGAATTGAAGAAGCTGCTAAGCCACCCTCTATAATTAATCCTAAACTACCTTGGGAGTAAAATCAAAATTTTAATTTGACTGCGTAGAAAATAATCTGTAAAGTATAGTATGACCCAAAAAGCTATTCCTACTGATAAAGCTCTTTATTCTAGAGTTAAATCCGAAGCCAAACAAAAGTTTGATGTATATCCGTCAGCTTATGCTAATGGTTGGCTAGTTAAAGAATATAAACGTAGAGGCGGTACATATCGTACTGCTAAAAAAGGAGATAAATAATATGGCTAAAATGAAATCCGGCTCTGGTAAAACTAAAAAAGAAGGTAAAATGCCTGGGATGAAGAAAGAACCATCAGGGCTAACAGCTGCACAGAAGAAACTACCTCTTGGATTGCAGAAAGCAATTATGTCTAAAAAAGGAAAGTAAGAACATGGCTAAGACACCTTCATCAGGATTAACTAAAAAAGAAAAATCAAGTATAGCCAAGAAAGCTATTGCTGGTAAAGATATTGGCAAAAAAGGTAAGGCTTTTGAAAAGGTAGCTGCAAAAGCTGCTGAGCAATATGGAAGTGCTGAAGCAGGGGCCGCTGTTGCAGCAGCTGCAATGTATAAAGGCATTAAGGCTCGTAAGAAAAAATAATGTCTAAGAAACCTCGTAGCGGATTACAAGCTTGGTTTGGGACTGGTAAGACTGGTGGAGTTGGTGGCGGTGGTTGGGACCGTTACAACTCTGCGGGTAATCGTATTGGCAAATGTGGAGAAGGAGAACCCGGAGACCCATATGCTGCATGCCTTTCTAGAGATAAAGCTCGTAAACTAGGAAAAGAAGGTATAGCATCTTTTGTTCGTCGCAAAAGAGCTGCTCAAGCGGAGGCCGGAGCTTCTAAAAAAGGTGAAGGTAGTGGTTCTCCTGTTTTTGTACCAACAGGTGCTTCTTCTAAAAGGAAGGGTAAATAATGGTAACTCGCGTAGATAAATACCTAGGCGGTCTTGGTATTGACGCTACTGGTAAGTTTGAGATTGCTTCTAACGCCACTATTACAGTCGGTGATGGATTATCTACGGGTAATGTAGTATCAGGAACTATATATTCTAATGGTGTTGAATTACGTGCTAATGACTATAGCACTTATATTACCCTATTAAGTGCTTATAGCGCTAATGACGGAGTAACCTTAGCTTCAGCTCGTTCTAACGACTACACCACTTATACTACTCTAACAGCTAATTATAGCGCTAATGACTACACCACTTATACTACTCTAACAGCTAATGATGGAGTAACGTTAACTTCTGCCTACTCAAACGACGCTACTACTCTTCTTTCAGCACGTTCTAACGACTATTCTACTTATACTACTCTAACAGCTAATTATAGCGCTAATGACGGAGTAACCTTAGCTTCAGCTCGTTCTAACGACTACACCACTTATACTACTTTATCTAATAGTATAAATGCTATTACAAATAATCCGGTTACTTTTCAATCTGACGTAACTATACGAGGTAATTTATACTTAACTGGTAGTAATACACTACTTGTATCTAATACAGTTAGTCTTGGAGACTCCCTACTATCTTTAGCTGCTAATAATACTCTTAATGATGCGATAGATATAGGTGTATATGGTCATTACTGGAATGGGACTGCAAATAGCCATGCGGGGCTTGTACGTTCTGCAGTTTCAAAAGACTGGATGTTATTTGGTAATTATACTATTGATTTAGAAGGTAATAATACTGTTAATATAGCTTCTCCTAGTTTTGGATATGCTAATTTAAGATTAAATATAGCTAATGCTATATCTGTATACTCTAATGGCGTTGAACTTCGCGCTAATGACTACACCACTTACTCTACCTTAACAACTAACTATAGTGCTAATGATGGAGTAACACTAACTTCCGCATATTCTAATGATGGTTCTACCCTTCTTAGTGCTCGCTCTAATGATTATACTACTTATACTACTCTAGTAGCTAATGATAGCGCTACTTTACTTTCAGCACGTTCAAATGATTATACTACTTATACTACTCTAGTAGCTAATGATAGCGCTACTTTACTTTCAGCACGTTCAAATGATTATACCACTTATACTACTCTAACAACTAACTATAGCGCTAATGATGGAGTAACACTGACATCAGCTCGTTCTAACGACTACTCCACTTATAGTACTCTAGATAGTGCTAAGGCCAATAAAGCCTCTCCTACTTTTTCAGGAACCGTAACTCTTGGTAGTAATACTAATGTTATATTAACAGGGGGGTCTGCTAATTCTTCTATAAGAACAGATGGAAGTGGTAATCTTTCTTGGACCTCTCCTTTACAACCTAGAGTTCTTACTAGTACTGCAAATAGTGGTACACCCTCTTTGAATACAGATTTATATGACATGATGGTTATTACAGGACAGTCTGTAGCTATTACATCTTTTACAACTACTGGTACCCCTGTCAATGGACAAAAACTTTGGCTTGCAATAACAGGAACTGGGGCTATCGCCTTAACAGGAATTTCTGGAGGTGCTAACTTTGAAGCTTCAACAGTAGCACTACCAACTACAACAGTAACAACCAATAGATTAGATATTGGTTTTGTTTATAATTCAACTACATCAAAATGGCGCTGTGTCGCCTCAGCATAGGAGCTTTAAATGGATATTAAGATAGATTTTGAAAGAGGTACTGACCCTTATCTTTATAGAGATGCTCTATATTTTACATTAGAGCAATTCGATGCTCTAACACAAGAGCAAATAGAAGAGATGAAAGATGAACGTTATAATAGGTGGTATGAATATGTAACTAATCCTCCAGTAAGCACTGAGCCTGCTATAGATAACTCACCTAAAGACGAGCTAGTTATTGCAGGAGAGACTTATAGAATACTACAGGGAGTTCCTGCTTCTGGAGCTAAACTAATTGAAGTAAATAATACATGGTATTATAGAGTAGATTAATGGCCGATAGATATTGGACAGGCGCAGTCAACGGTGGTACAGGTACTTGGGATACAACTAACACTGCAAACTGGTCTAACTCCAGTGGGGGTGCTGGCGGGTTTTCTGCGCCTACTGCGGCTGATAATGTTTACTTTGATGCTAACTCTGGTACAGGAACCTGCACAATGTCAGGGTCTCTATCTTGTTTTAATCTTTCTTTTGCAGGCTCTGGAGCAATTAATGCTTCTACTGGATATCCGACAAGTCCATCTTGGTATGCTGGCACACTTACTGGAGGTACTGCCCTAACTGTCTACGGCAATTATATAATATCCGAGTCTATGATCTGGGCTATTGCTCCTAGTAATGTAAATTTATCTGCAACAACAACTGGTAACTACATATATCACCCAGATACTATTGCTACTGACTATACACTCATAAACTTTAATGGCGTAGGAGGTGCTTGGTCACTATTTGGTGCTTATTTCTATGGAAGTCCTGCTATAACAATAACCGCAGGTGCGGTAACTATTAGTAGCGGTTATTTATTTTGCGCTAGTATATCAGTGAGCGGAGCACTTGTTAAATCTTTAACTTTAAACAGCACAACTCATTATACAGATAATATAATTTTCAATGGAACTACAAATTTTACCTTTACCCCAAATACCTCTACTATTTATACTGGAAGTATAACTGGGGTAAGCTCGACTATAAATACTACTTTTTATAATGTATATCTTTACGGCGGTACTTCAAATGCATCCTTGTTAAATCTACTCACCTTTAATGACCTTAGAATACTAACATCTAGTAATAATACTATTTATAGGTCTATTACATTTAATACATCACCTTTAACAATTAATGGACAGTTTTATACTACAACAGACCCTACGTATCTTGCAATGTCTCGTGTTCAATTTTTATATTATGGATCGACTTCATTAGTAGCGGGAATTGTTACTTGTAATGGTACAACAAACTTAACTAATATAGACTTTAAGAATGTATATGTAAACGGAACTGCCGCTCCAATTAGCGGAACTAGAATAGGAAACTTGGGTGGTTGTAAAGGTATTACTTTCGATGCACAGAAGACTGTATATTGGGGTAGCTCTCTAAGTACCGGTGCTTGGAACTCTCTTGGCTGGTCTCTAACTTCTGGAGGTGCTGCTACTTATGCTGCATTCCCTCTTCCTCAAGATATTGCAAAATTTGATAATAGTAGTGGTGTAGGAGGCTCACTTTCTGTAATTACATTTAATTCTGTTTATGGATGGCTCCCTACGGTCGATATGTCCTCTCGTACAACCTCTATGACTGCTTCAACTGCTGCTGCAGTTACTATATATGGTGATTGGAAAAATGGCTCTCTTACTACACTATCAGGTTCTGCTATTATTACTTTTTCAGGGCGTAATAATCAAACTATTACTTCAGCAGGAAAAACTTTTGCTAGTGCTATAACTATTTCAAGTATTGGAGGCGTTGTTCAACTTGCAGATGCTTTAAATATAGGTAGCTCAATTATTACTGTCGACCATGGTACCTTTAATACTAATGGCCAAGCAGTAAGTGCTGCCCGTATTCAAACTAGTACTGCTTACCCATGTGCCATTAACCTTGGTTCGAGTACTCTTTCTCTATTAGGGTCAACCGCAGTTAGCTTTGGAAATCCAAACCTATCATTTAATGCAGGTTCCTCTACTATTAATATAACTTCTACTACTAGTGCTTTTGTAGGTGGAGGTAAAACTTTTAATAACGTGAATATTACATCAACCGCAGGGACTACTTATAATATAACTGGAGCAAATACCTTTGCTAACTTATCAGTTACACCTCCTGCAGCAGTAGGTCTTACACTACTTACTTTTGCGGCTAACCAAACTATAACAGGTACCTTCACATGTGCTGGAGCTACTGCTGTACGACGCATCTCTGTACAAACAAACTCTATTAGTACTGGAGCAGTTCAGCGTATCTTAACTGTTGGCACTCTATCAGCACAGGATTGTGACTTCAAATATATTGCAATCGCAGGTACAGCTGCTGGAACAGCCCCTACTCGTGCTGGTAATTGTGGTAATAATAGTGGTATTACTTTTCCATCCCCAAAAACGGTATACTGGAACTTAGCCGGAGCTCAAAACTGGTCTGCTATTGGTTGGTGTACTAATTTAGCTAATGATAACGGTGTAACTCTCGAATCACCAAACATTAACAATTTTCCTCTAGCCCAAGATACAGCAAGATTTAATAATACAGGTAGCGTGACTGGTCTTATTACTATTGATAAAGCTTGGAATATAGGTACTTTTAATGCTTCTACTCGTACTACTGCTATGACTTTATCTATAAGTACTAACCTTCCTTATGTTCACGGAGACTGGTTATTCGGTACAGGAGTTAGCACAAGTACTACTACAGGTACTCTTAATTTTGGTGCTGCAAGCACACAAACTATTACTAGTAATGGGGTAACTTTTAATTTCCCTATTAATTTTAATCCTGTGACAGGAACAGTTCAACTTTCTGGCTCCTTTACTTCTTCTAGTACATTAGTACTATCTTCTGGTACTTTTATCGTTGGCAGTAATAATGTTACAGTTTCAGGGTTTAGTACTGGAACTGCTACTTTATATATGGGTTCAGGAACCTGGACTCTCACAGGTACTGGAAGTATTTTTTTCGCTCCAGCTGGAGGTTTAACTTTATATATGGGTACAGCAAATATAATCTTAACTGATAACTCTGCTGTCTCTCGTACCTTTGCCGGGGCTGGTCTTTCTTATAATAAGCTCACTATTGGTGGTGCAGGAGGTAGTTCTTCTACTCTAACTATCTCTGGTAATAATAATTTTAGCGAAATTGCTTCGACTAAAACAGTTGCTCATACTATTGCGCTGGGTACTACAACACAAACCTTTGGAGCATGGACAGTCACAGGCACAGCTGGCAACGTAGTCACTGTCACGGGCACCGCCTTGCTAACTATTGCCGGCGCTCGCGTCTCAGGGGTAGATTATCTTGCGCTTGGAACTATCACAATCAGCGCTACATCTCCAGGGGAGTTCTATGCCGGGGTAAATAGCACTGGCGGAACTAACGCTATATTGACTGCCGCTCCTACCCCTGTTACTCGCTATTGGCGTGGTGGAAATGGTACTTGGGATGCCACGACTACCACGAACTGGTCTGCAACGTCTGGCGGTTCTGGCGGCGCGTCTGTGCCTACGTCTGCTGATGCTGTGATTTTTAACTCTGCGTCCAACGCCACCGCCTACACAGTTACCCTTACCGCTACGCAACTTCGTTGCGGGTCTTTGACCGTTACTGGTCCTAATTCTGGAAACGTTTCTTTTGCAGGAACTGCCCCGCTGGCGGTTCATGGAAATCTAACCTTCCCTACAACTGGAATGACACAATTATATACATGGAATGGCACGATAACTCTTTCTGGCTCTTCAACTGGGAAAGTCTACACCCCCAATGGCGCATATTGTCCAACAGGCAACACCATTGAAGTCAACGGAGTTGGCAGCGGGTGGACCTTGGGGTCTACGGAAATTGGTTTTTTCTGGAGAATTACCGCCGGAACATTTGATACTGGAAATTATACATTTTACGCCGCGCTCTTTACCTTTGTAGGGACAGCCACTCGTGTTGTTAATTTTGGCTCCAGCACAGTAGATTGTAATAGTAATTTTTCTTCTACAACGAACCTGACTTTTAACGCTGGGACATCAACCCTTCTTCTCTCATCATCTAGTAGCGACTATCAATTGGGAGGCCTTTCATATAACAATGTATCTCTCACCTCAATTTATAACGGTATAATTAACATAGGAGGCGCAAATACCTTTGCTAATCTTTCCATTGCTGGGAAAGTTGGTGCAGGTGGCTTTGGAATTTCCTTTATAACCTTTTCCGCCAATCAAACTATTACAGGAACTCTAACACTTTCAGCGGGTGACGGTGCAACTTATCGCAATTTTCTGAGGTCTGACACCATTGGAACAACACGCACAATGACAGTCGGTGCATTCGCCGCTGGCTCAGCTGATATTGACTTCAGGGATATCGCCATAGTGGGCGCTGCCGCTCCTATTAGTGGGACACGCTTTGGCGATTGCAAAGGAAATAGTGGCATCACATTTAACGCAGGGACAAATAAATACTGGAATCTTGCTGCTGGCGGATATTGGGGGGATACTGCATGGACCACTACAAGTGGTGGTACAGCTGACTTAAATAATTTTCCTTTAGCTCAAGATACTGCTTGGATTGAGTCAGCAAACTTAAATTCAGGTGCAACTATTATAATGGATTGGGCTTGGAATATTGGCACCATCAACATGTCAGGCCGCACAACCAATACAATGACGCTAGATATAGGAGCAACAACACCTCAAATCTATGGAGATTGGATTAATGGTTCCGGAGTTATTATTAGCGGCACAGGTAATATATATTTTTCAGGTCGCGGATCGCAGACCATTAGAAGCGCAGGAGCCGGTCCTTTTACGGGAACTATAAATATCACCGCACCTGGAGGCTCTGTTACTCTCGCTGATGCGATAGTGGGTAATTTCATAAGCTTAATCTACGGAACTTTTAATGCTAATGATAAAAATGTTACAATTGGCGGTGTAGATACTAATAACTCAAACGTTCGAACATTGGCGATGGGGTCTGGGCTTTGGACTCTTTCTTTTACTGCGGCGTGGACTGTTTTTACTCCAACAAATCTTACCGTAACTGGCACTGGAACTATTAAACTAACTAGTGCATCCCCCAAAACTTTTACAGGAGGGGGAGTTAACTATAGCGGTATTACTATCGACCAAGGAGGAGGAGGTCTTGGAAATTTAACTATTACTGGAAATAACATCTTCAAAAATATTACCAACAGCTATGGCTCCACAGGAGCCTCCTCAATAATATTAGGAACTACTACCCAAACAGTATCGCAGTTCACTGCGACCGGTACAGTAGGTAAGGTTTTAACTATTTCTGGTAGCGCTCCGACTGGTCCTGCTTCTTTAATTTATACAGGAACTTCTGATACTACGTCTGTTGACTATATAACTGCTACTGATATATCATTCTATGTTCCAGATTTATATTGGAAAATTGGAACAAATTCTAAAGGAACTTTTTCGGGGGCGTATCTAATGGATGGTACTATACCTTCTTATTCATCATCTAACTCTAACTTTTTCTTATTTTTCTAAGGAGGACTATTATGCTTAAACGTTTAACTATACTATTTACTTTATTATTTTCTACTATTGCCTATGCCGATAATGTACTTGTTATCGATGCTCAATACGACCAAGTTACTAACAATGTTAAAGGTAGACTAGAGGCGGAGGGTCACACAGTGACCGTCACTACTAATCTAGCTCTCATACCAACTGCTACAACTACCTATCAGCAGGTATGGGACTTAAGATATAGCGCTGTTCTTACATCTGGCGAGCAAACAACCTATAATACATATGTTACAAATGGCGGTTTTGCTTTCTTCATAACTGAAAATCCTGGTTGCTGCCAGTCGCGAAACAACTCCGTTGCGGCGCTTATTACTGCACTCGGTGGTGGTACAACTACTATTGGTGCAAACTCTGCAATGACTAATAATGTCTCTAGTAATGTTAATACAAAGTATATGACATCTGGTATTACTGTAAACTATGCGGCAGTTTCTGCCATCGTTAACTCTCAAGGTATTCCTCTAATTTCAGACGGAAATGGTGCTGTTTCTGCTATGAGTTGGATTGGACGTGCTGGTAATCTTGGTTCAGGTGTAACAGGAACTATTGTTACTGTTGCTGATACTAACTGGCTTGATGCTTCTCGTTTTAATGTTTCAGGTACTGTCGCACAAAAACAAAACGTAACTGCTCTTGATGATATTATTAAGGGTATTGTTGCTGGAACCGTAGGTGGGACTATTAGTGCTAATGGAAATGGCGCTGCTGCCTCTAATGGTGGTGGAGCTCCTCCTCCTAAAACTGTAGTATCTACTGCTCCAGGTACTCCAAAAGTATCATCTAGCTCATCTAATGGAGCTACTACTACAACTTCCACATCAACAAGAGGTTCTACCGTAACTACAACTGCTGTAACTACAGGAGTAACTACTTATACTGCTACAGCACGCGACGCTGCTGTAAAAAGTGCTAAAACTATTGATGTAACAAGAACTACAACAGTAGTAGGTGCAACTCCACGAGTAACTATTAGAACAGCTACTACCCCAATTACAACTACTACTATAGCTACAGTTCCAACTACCGTAACTACCACTACTATCCCTGTAACAGTTACAACCTATAGTGACGGTTCTGTAGAATCTACAGATGGAACTCCTGTAGTAACAACTACCACTACTTCTACTGCTACACCTACAAGCGCAACTACTAACGAAGTTATTGTAACAACTGTAAATGATATCGTACTTCAGTCATCTTCTTCTAACGAGAGTGCTTCTATCTCAGCTCTTGGATTAAAGGATGCTATCGCAGTTCATAGATTTAACCCATTTTTAGTAGATGCTCTTTCAACAAAAGATGGTGCTTGGGCAACTCCTTCAATGAGCTATGTTAAGGCCGGTGGTACAATACGTACTAGTGCTATTGGTTTTGGAGTTCAAAAAAGCTTTGAGAATAATACTCTAGGTATTGCTGGTACTTTTAATAAAGGAACTAGCCATGACTATTTAAATACTTCTTCTAGCTCAGATAGTTATGGGGCGACTACTTATATCCTTAATAAACAAGCGTACCTTTGGACAAAAGCATCAGTTGGTTTTGGGGTAACAGACTTTAATACAAGCGTATCTCTTCCAATCTTTGCTCTTTCAAATAGCAGCAAGGTTAAAGTTAAAAATTATTATGCTGACCTTACATTTTATTCTGGTAAAGAATATAATGGACTAAGACCTCTAATTGGTGTAATATTAGACAAGTCAGTGGTATCCTCAGCTGTTGAATCAGGGTCTTCTCTTCTATCTACCCTCCCAGAAAAGGGTGGTAGTTTTGAAGCAAGACCCTACGCTGGTATTAGATATGATATTGATTGGTTAGGAGTTGAATTACGCGCTATCCAATCTAAAGATTTTGGTACAGTTGGGCAATCTCGCCTATCTGTTAAAAAAGAAATCTTTTCTAATGCTTCTATCGACTTAAGTGCTGGGTTTGATAAAAGTAAAAATTATACTGCCGCAGTTGGTATGATTGGTCTAAAAATTAACTTCTAAGGAAATTATCATGGATATAGAGTCTAGTGTTGATACTTTGCACGAACGTACACAGAAATTGAGACTAGACATCTCTACTCATGAGGCTGTATGCGAAGAGAGATATACCCAGCTACTTAAGACACTTGAGAAGATGGATATACGACTTGACTTAATGCAGCGTGAAGTTAAAGATTTAAGAGAGATGGCTCTAACAGGCAGAGTTAGCCTAAGAACACTACTTTGGGTAGGTTCTGCAACTGGTGGAGCCGTCGCTCTTGTTATGTCACTATTAAAATATTTTAAGGTATAGAATGAAAGAAGAAAAATTTTTTAAAATTCCTGTTGAAAAGTTGCTTGAGAGAATTGCTGTTGGGCAAAGTAAAGGCATAACCTTTAATGAAAGTCAATGGGGAATGGTAGATGGTCTAGAAAACTATCGTTTCTGGACTCATATATCTGCCCGCCGTACAGGCAAGTCCCTTGCCGCCGGTATTCTTGCACTAGCAAAGCTTCTTGAACCTGGAACACAGGTTATGGTTGTAGCTCCTAACTTCACTCTATCTTCAATCATTTGGGACTATGTAACCGATATGATTCGTAATCTACAGCTCGAAGTAGACCGTTTCAATCAAAAAGATAAAATTGTTAAACTTATTAATGGTTCTACTTTTAGGCTTCTTTCTGCCAATAATAGAGATTCTCTCGTAGGACGCGCTGCTCATCTTATAATTGTAGACGAAGCTGCAATTATCCCTGATGATGAATACTTCACTCGTGATTTACGTCCTGCCCTTTCTACATATCCAAATTCTCGTGCCCTCTTTATTTCTACTCCTCGCGGTAAAGCAAACTATTTACATGAGTACTACTTACGTGGGCAGACTGAGGATTATGAAGAATGGGGTAGTGCGCTGTATACTTGGAGAGCTAACCCACTACTTAACATGAAAGATATTGAAGAAGCTCGTAAGTCTACTTCTCATAAACTCTTTGCTCAAGAATATGAGTGTGATTGGACTACTACGGAGCTACAAGTCTATAATCTTATACAAGATAAGCATGTTAAGGACTTAAGTTATATTAAATCTAATCTAAATCGTTATGAAATTATAGCTGGTTTTGACGTTGGTTATAGAGATAAAAATGCTTTTGTTGTTATAGCTACCGATGGTACTAACTTTTATGTTGTTGATGAGTATATTTCCGAAGAAATAACAACATCCGAACTTGCAACACATATTAAAGAACTAGAAGAGAAGTGGGAAATTGATATGATATATATTGATTCTGCCGCTCAGCAACTACGTGCTGACTTTGCTGGTGACTATGATATATATTGTGAAAATGCAATTAAATCTGTAAATGATGGTATTAACTATATATGTTCTTTAGTAGACCATAATAGACTTATCTTTGATAGAGATGCTGGTTTTCAAACTTTTATGGCTCTATCAACTTATAAATGGAATCCTAAAACTGATAACCCAACTACTATTCATGATGATAGCTCACACGCTTCTGACGCTGTACGTTATGCTATATATACTTATGTTAAAAAATCAGCTTCTATATATGCTTAAACTAAAATTTTAGTTCCCCTTTTACGGCTTATAAAAATTAAAGATTGGACACAAAGCACAGCTTTTGTTAAAGTTATTTAAATGAGTAATTTGAGAAGAATTCCTATTAAATATATTAGGGATTATATTAAAAAAGATTATAAACCACGAGATGAATGTTATGTTTGTAAATGTAAAGACAAGCTAGAGCTTCATCACATGTATTCAATTTCACAGTTATTTGAAGTTTGGTGTTCAGCTAATGGCATTAGTGAAGTTGATTCTGTAGATGCAATAAAAGATATAAGAGTTAAATTTTATAACGATGAATTTAGTAAGCTAAGTAACGAAAATCTTTATACTCTTTGTAAGGTTCATCACGAAAGACTCCATAACATCTATGGTCAAAGATATACTAATAATATGGCATCAAAGATTATAAAATGGTTAGAATTGCAAAGGGAGAAAAATGGCTAACGAAGTTCCAGCTTGGAGACAATGGATTTCAGAAAAACTTAATCCAGCTCAGCCATCACTAGCTGCCGCGCAGCCTTATGTAAGTCCTGAAGTTGTTGCTGATTATAAGCAAGCTTATAGAGAAGTCGAAGTTGTTAATAGGTCAATAGAACTTATTATTAATGGGTTAATTGAGATTCCTATTATTGTTGAGGGTGGTGGCGCTGTTAAAAAAGTAGATAAGCTTTTAAATAGAGCACCAAATCCTTTTGAAGATAGAGTAAAACTTTTTAGGCGTGCTTTTTTAGACTATTTAATAGATGGTAATGCTTTCTTTTATTATGACAAAACTAATATCTATGTAATACCAGCTAATGATATGGAAGTAATTCCTGATAGAAAAACATTTATCAATCACTATAACTTCTTACTTAGAAATATACAACAATCCTCTGTCTATAGTTATAATAGACAAACTACTCGCCAAGATACTCATCTAAAGTTTGAACCAGAAGAAATAATTCATATTAAAGCTGATAATGAGGATAGTATTTATAGAGGTGCTCCTAGACTTAAATCTATTAAGCGTTTAATAGAGCTTTACTACTATTTAATTAACTTTCAACGTCAATTCTTTAAAAATAATGGTGTTCCAGGAATCGTGCTACAAACTGATTCTGTGTTGAGTCCTAAAGTTAAAGAACGTGTCCTTGAGCAGTGGAGACAGAACTATTCTACTATTTTTGGTGGTGCTAGGTCTCCTGCTATTTTAGACGGTGGATTACAAATAAGTCCTTTTGGTCAAGTAAAGTTTTCTGAATTAGATTTTGAAGCATCTGTTGAGCGTGTTCAACAAGATATAGCTAAAGCTCTAGGAGTTCCTTATGTTCTCTTAAAGAGTGGTAATAATGCTAATATCCATGCCAATCAAGTTCTATTCTATAATCATACTATTATGCCTATATTAGAGCAGTTTTGTAGTTCTTTTGCTCATTTCTTTGGTCCAGATATGATTATTAGACCAGATAGAACAGCAGTTTCCTCTCTTCGTGCAGATGAAAAAGTTCAAGCTCTATACTATAGTACCTTAGTTAATACTGGAATCTTAACACCTAATGAAGCTAGAGAAGGTTTAAGATATGGTCCCTTAGAAGGTCATAATGATATTAGAATACCACAAAATATAACAGGTAGTGCTGTAGATTCCTCACAAGGAGGAAGACCCTCTGAGGGAGACCAAACTAGCGCACCAGGGGATACACAAAATGGATAAAATATTTCATGTATATAGCCCTTTAACAGTTGAAAAAACTGCAAAAGGTAAGAAAAAAGGCTTAAAAATTGCAGGATATGCTAATACCACAGATAAAGATCGTGCTGGTGATATCATTACTGCTCAAGCTTGGGCTAAAGGTGTAGATTACTACCGTAAAAACCCTGTTTTATTATATCAGCATGACCATAGTAAGCCTATTGGACGTGTTGAAAAAATTTCTGTAGACCGTAAAGGTATCTTTGTTGAAGCTTATGTAAGTGATGCAGCTGAGAAGCTACACGGAGTTCAAACTCTTATTGAAGATGGTGCTTTAAAGAGCTTTTCTGTAGGTTTTAAAGTTAAAGATGGTCGCTATGATAGGTCTAGTGATACTACTATGATTACAGATGTTGAACTACATGAGATTAGTGTAGTAAGCGTACCTTGTAACCAAGAGAGTTTATTCAGTGTTAGAAAAAGTTTTGAGTCTAATGCTGATTATGATAATTTTAAAAAGAGTTTAAAAGATGCTAGTCTCTCTGATGAGACTAAGGCTATGGCTCGTATCTATATAGGTATTAGTAATAATGTAAATAATCACTATCATACTTTAGAAATGGATGATAGCGGTAACGGAGTTACTACATATTCTTCACACGGTCAAGACCATTACCATAAAATAACTAATTATAAAATGGAACAGTCTCAGGGTCATACCCATGAAGTAGTATTCCTAGTACAACCTTCTGCATCTACTGGATGTCAGGAAGTTGAGGATGATGACGAGCGTCCAATGTCACCAAGTGAGGTAGCTGCTAGTAGAAATCCAAATTATTCTTCAGTTACATTATATTCTGAGACAGAGGAGAGCCTAATGAAAAAAACAAGAGAAGTTACAGAAGATGATATTAATAAGGAACTTGATGTTTCAAAGGATTTAGAGGATAAATTAGAAGAAGAAAGTACTGTATCTTCTAACCCATACGATTTAATTCCTTTTATAAACTTATTAAGTACGGAAACATCTTATGTTAAAAACGGTACTTTTGCCAAACACGAAGGCAAAAGATATCAAGTAACAAAAATTGCTACTGCCCAAAACCCTATTTTTCAATTTTTAGAAGTTGACTTAAACGGTAAATCATTAGATAATACAGTTACAATTTCTGCTGAAAATTTATCAGTAGTGAATTTTTGGGATATTGGGTCACAGTATGACCTTGAAATAATATCTACTGATTTTAAGAGTTTAACTGACTCTGAGCGTTTAAATATTAAAGAGCGTTTTAAATCGCTAGTAAATATATCAGAACAAGAGCTTTATGCAGTAAAAGATAAAGATACTGTTAAAAATAGTGAACTTTTACAAGAAAAGCTTAATAAAACACTTAATCTAAAAACTACACCATCATCAGAATGGAATGACACAAGTTACCATATAGCAAATATAATGCTTAAAAATATTGAAAAGCTTAAGAGTATTGACTGCGGAAATAGCGAAGAGACTTCCAAGAATCTAGCTTTACTCGTAAACGGTCATAAAACTACTAAGACTATAAAGGAGAAAGAAACAATGGCAACCGAAAATATTGGTGAACCAATTGTACTAGAGACTCAAAAGAAGGCTACTACAACTGAAACAGTGGTAGAGAAGTCTGAAGTCTCAGTAGTAGTTGGCGAGAATAGAGCAGAGAAGCTAGTCCAGAAGGCTGGCGAGACTGTAATGAAAGAGGCTGACGAAGTTGACCGTAAGGGTGAAGTATCTCGCCAGACTCGCGAAGAGCTAGAAGAACTAAAGTCACAGATTTCAAAGTATAGAAATGAAATCAAGGCTATCTCTGAGAGCAAGAATGTTTATCAGGAGCAGGCTCGTAATACCTCACGCTTCTCTGCTAAGCAGATGGCAAATGCCTACCTACTAGCTAAGGCTATGGGACGTCGTGACCCATTTGATACCAACATTGGTAATCAGATTAAGGCAATCACATCAGTTGACCAGTTCCTACAGAACTTCTCAACTAACATCTATGAAGAAATGGAACAGCAGCTAGTAATTGCTCCAATGTTCGATCGTATTCAGGTTGATGCTAAGACATTCCGTGTCCCAGTAGCAAACGAAGATACTGATGACTTTGTAGCACAGTTCGCTTCCGGAACTTATGCAACTGGTATTGGCGATCTAACTAAT